TTCCTCTTACCCTGATACTTTGCTAGAGTGTTATCAAAGAAAGGGAATAAATGAGCAAAGCAAAAATCAATGGTGTTATTTCTATCTGGTCTAACTCACCTGATCAGCCGACAGGCTATGGGCAACAGGCTGGCTATCTTGTTGACCGCTTGAAGCGCGATGGCGCGAAAGTGGCAGCTCTTTCCAACTATGGGCTTGAGGGCAACCTAAGCACCTATCAGACTAAGTTCGGTAGCATCCCTCATTACCCTCGCGGTTCGGAAGCCTACTCGAATGATGTCGGCCCTATGCATCATGCTCACTTCAAAGCACAGCACCCTAACCTGCCTGATGCCCTAATAACCCTCTATGATGTCTGGGTAATCAAGGGCGCTCAGTGGGACAAGATTAAGATGGGCGCTTGGACACCCCTCGACCATGTATCCATGCCCCCTCTGGTTGAGCAGTTCTTGCGCAAGCCTAATGTCACCCCTATCGCTATGGCCCCGAATGGTGTGCGCCAGATGGAGGCTAAGGGCATCGAGTGCGAGTATGTGCCGCATGGCATTGACACCAAGATTTACAAGCCGACCGCAACTATTGAGGGGCAACCTGCTCGCGACTATATGGGGCTGAAGGATGAGTTTGTGGTTGGCATGGTCTCGGCTAATAAGGCTTCGGGGCTGATTCACCGCAAGGCTTTCAGCGAGAACCTGCTGGCTTTCAGCATCTTCCGCCAGAAGCACCCTGATGCTGTGCTGTATATGCACACTGATCCGCTGGGAACTCAGGGCGGTTGGCAGTTGCTTCCTATGCTTGCTGCTTTTGGTATTCCTAAAGAGGCTGTGATGTTTCCGCCTTTTGTTGACTATCGCTATGGCATGAGCCAGCAGACTTTGGCTGGGCTTTACAGCGCAATGGATGTCTTGCTTGCAACTTCCTATGGCGAGGGCTTCGGAATCCCAACTGTCGAGGCTCAGGCTTGTGGCACTCGAGTGATTGGTTCTAGCTGGGGCGCAACCCCTGACTTGCTCGCTGAGGATTCTTGGATGGTTGAGGGGCAGCCTATGTGGGATGCTGGGCAGAATGCTATCTGGCAGATGCCTCTTGTTCCTTCGATTGTCAATGCGCTTGAGGAGGCTTACCAAGCCGAGCGAGGCACTAGCCAGGTTGCGGTTGATTTCGCTAAACAGTTTGATGTCGAAACTGTCTGGCAGAAGCACTGGCTTCCGGTTATCGGTCGCTTGCTAAACAAATGATTCCTGTTCTTGGCTTCTGCACTCTGAAGCGGTTTGATTTAGCTGACCGCTTGCTCGCTTCGATTGATTACCCTGTCGAGCATCTAGTCATCATTGACAACTCGGGGCTTGGCTCTGTCGGCTACACCCCTAAGAAGCCCGATTCTGTTAAACACCTGTGGACTCTCAGGATGCCCTTTGGGCTGGGTTTGGTTGGCGCTTGGAATCTGATTATCAAAGCAACCCCATATGCCCCCTACTGGCTTCTGGTGAATGATGATGCCTATTTTGAGGCTGGTGCTTTGGAGAAGATTGCCGCCGAGGTAGACACTCAGGCTCTGAACTTCCTAAATATCAACACAGCCTGGTCTGCGGTTGTTTTCGGTGAGGGCATGGTTGACAAGGTCGGTCTTTATGACGAGCGCTTCTATCCGCTCTACTTCGATGACAATGACCTTGAGCGCCGAGTGCGCCATCATGGTGTGCCTATCAAAACCATTGATGCGGTTGTTCATCATGACAACAGCTCGACTCTAAACAGCGGTTATCAGCAAATGAATCATCGCAGTTTCGGGGCAAATATGCGCCTGTTTGATGACAAGCAAGCTGAGGGTGATTTCAGCCAGGGTGGTTGGACTCTCAAGACTAGAAGGGCAAACCGATGGGATTAACTGTATATACTGGGGCAACCTTCGATCTCCTACACCGAGGGCATATAGAGCTTCTGAAGAAATGCCGACTTCTGGCTGGCAAGGGTGGCAAGGTTGTTGTCAGCCTCAATAGCGATGAGTTTATTGAAGCCTATAAAGGCCAAGCGCCTGTGATGACCTATGCCGAGCGCAGGGCTGTCCTTAAGGCTTGCCGCTATGTGGATGAGGTTATTGAGAACTGGGGCGGTGCGGATAGCACTATGGCTATTGACTGGGTAAGCCCTGATCTGATTGTCATCGGTTCGGACTGGGCTAGGCGCGACTACTATACCCAGATGGGCTTTGACCAAGACTGGCTAGATGAGCGGGGCATTGGGCTTGTGTATATTCCTTACACCGCTGGCATCTCCAGCACCGAGATAAAGAGCCGACTAGCCAAGCGATAGAATAGAGGTAAGGAGATAAACAATGTCGATGACTAATCCATATGCCTCACTGGTAGAGGTGAAAGCCGCGCTCAGAATCACAGATTCAATCGATGATTCTTTGCTGGAGATGGCTATCGAGTCGGCATCAAGATTACTCGATGCATATACTTCGCGCTCTTTTTACAGCTCTGGCACTGCTGTTGCTCGCTACTATGCAGCAACCAATGATTACCTAACCGAGATTGATGATGCGGTTTCTATCAGCCAGGTTGCAACTGACTTCTCAGCAGATGGCACTTATGACACCATCTGGGATGCCAGCGATTATGAGATCCTTCCGCTGAATGGTCGAGTTGATGGTTTGGCTGTTCCTTACAATGGCTTGCGCGCCATCGGTGATTACACCTTCCCTCTGTGGAATGGTGAGGGGCTTGTCAAGGTCACTGGTGTCTGGGGTTGGTCGGCTGTTCCTATCGCTATCAAACAGGCTTGCATCATTCAGTCAAGCCGAATCTTCAAGCGCCTAGACTCACCGCTTGGTGTGCTGTCATCACCTGACCTTGGCTTCATGCGAGTCGGTTCAAAGATTGACCCAGATGTTGCACAGTTGGTTGATCCATACAAGATTGTGAAGTTTGCTTAATGGCTTCGATTGCCGCGCTTCGCACAGGGATAGCAACCAACCTTGGAACTATCTCAGGGCTTCGCACCTCTTCGACAGGTTTTATTCCTGACAATGTGAATCCGCCATATGCCATTGTTGCCCCAAGCACTGTGGACTATCACAAGAGCTTCTCTACTGGCGGTCTAAATACTTACAACTTCACAGTCACTGTGGTTGTTGGGCGCGTATCTGAGCGCACTTCGCAAGCAAGCCTAGATGCTTACTGTTCCCCTACAGGGTCGGCATCTATCAAGGTTGCGGTAGAATCAGATAGGACACTAAGCGGAAATGCATATGACTGTGTAGTGACCGGCATGAGAAACTATGGATCAATTACCATAGCGGAAAATACCTACTTGGCAGCCGAGTTTGACTTGGTTGTTCAGGCTAACTAACTAGGAGAAATACAATGGCAAAGTTTGTTGCTACTGATTACAAGGTGACTGTCAATGGCACTAACCTTTCGTCATCACTAACCTCTGTTGACCTAAGCCTTTCGGCTGATGAGGTTGACACCACCACCTTCGGCGGAGAGTGGCGCACTGTCACTGGCGGTCTGAAGTCTGGTTCAATCACCCTAAACTTCAACCAGGACTTCGGTGCTGGTTCAGTTGATGCAACCTTGTTCCCACTGTTCAACACCGCGGCCACTGTTGTGATCACCCCGACTTCCTCATCGGTGAGCAGCACCAATCCGAGCTACACCGCGATTGCGCTGTGCAACTCTTACCAGCCTTTCGCTTCATCAGTTGGTGACCTAGCAACCCTTTCGGTTACTTGGCCAACTTCTGGCACTGTAACTCGCGCAACTGCCTAATCAGGGCTAGACTCTAACTCATGAAGATTAACCTGCGCATTGAGTTTGTGTCTGGTGAGTCACAGGAAGTTTCTGCGACCGCCCCTGATCTTGTTGCTTTCGAGGACAAGTTCAACTTGAGTGTTACAAAGCTCGAGTCTGAAATGAAGTTCACTCACCTAGTCTGGCTTGCCTGGACTTCGCTGAGCCGACAGAAACTAACCAGCAAAGAGTTCGATGCTTGGTTGGCGGATGTCGCTTCGGTAGGGCCTGAGTCTTCCCCAAAATAGTCGGGCTGGGCGATAGTTCCGCTCATTGGTATATCGCCAGCCTTGCTTGTGAAACAGGCATCCCTCCTAGTCTGCTAATGCAGGAGAGTGAGCGGATGCTGTGGACAATGGGCAGATACTTGGTTAGCCGTAACCTGCCCAGAGGCTAAAAGAAAACCCCCTGATTATCTCGGGGGGTTTTCTTCTGTCTAGATTGTTTTGAGTCCTGTGAGTCGCAACTCTGTTCCTTGCAGGATCGCACCGGCGGCTAGGTCTAGCATCCGCTGAATCTGCTCGGGGGTGTGGCTTGAATTGGCGAGGATGTCATTGAACTCTTTGCCATTGGTAATCTGACCATAGGCGAGGCGAAGGACTAGCATCTGCCAGTAAGGGTTGGTGTGTGGGATTGTATCGGCAGCAATCTGCTCGACTGTTTCACTGGCAAATGAGATAGTCATGTCAATGTCACCAAATAGATAGCGCTCAGTATCCATCGCCTCATTGGCAATCTCGAAGTTATCACCTTCGCTGTCTAGGAAGTTCCAGTAAGCCCAACCGCGCGAATAGTATGAGGTGGTTTCTAGTTCGCCATCGATGTATTGGATTAGCTGGGCAACAACTAGACCATGCGAGTCTAGGAATGGGGTAACCGGCTGGTAGAGAAGAAAGTCCTCGCCATCCTTTGTAATGGCCGGCTTGTCTAGGATGTCGGTGGTGTAGATGGTCTGCATTTTGTTCTCCCTTTGTTTTCAGTTTGTGGTGCTGATAAACAAACTGTAGCACAAGTTTCACAACAAGCAAGCAAATAAATAAAGATTTCTTCGGGCGGTAGAATAGAAGCATGGCTGATGAACTTCAATTTCAAATCGCGACTTTCGCTCGTGGTAAGGATGTCGGCCCTAATGATTTGTCTGTTTTAGATATTCGCAATTTGCAAAAGCGACTTAAAGCTATTGATCCAAAACTCCGCACTCAACTTGTGCGCGATGCTAAGGAAGTCGCAAAGCCGACTGTCAGCGCCATCAAAAGCGCCATCGGCAAGGTGACCCCAAACAGCGGTATGCTTCGACCAGGTGCGCGCCTAAACTGGAACAATGCTATCGATGGCAAGGGTCGCTCTCACAAGGCGCTAGATGTCAAACCTCAATTCAGAACCTCTATGTCAGGTCGAAATGAAAAGACTAGCCTCGTGCGAGTCAAGGTTGGCAACCCTGCGGTTGCTCTTGCCGACATGGGTGGTCGCTCAGGCAACTATATTAATGCTGGCTATAAGGGTTCTGGTTACACTCGGGAATACCCTTACAAGGGTGGCACTCGCCGCCACAAGGTCAATGGGCAGTTTCGAGGTGTGGAAGAAAAGATTGGCGGTTCGGCATCTCGCTTTATATGGCCAGCCGCTGAGAACTCTATTCCTGCTGCGCGAGAAGCAATTGAAAAGATTTTGCGCGATGCTTATGCTCGCATTAACTCGAAGGGCATTTAATGGCTGGTTCAATTCTTATACCGCTAAGAGCAGTCTTTGATAATAAAGGTATCAAGCAAGCTCAGTCTGAGTTTGGCAAACTTGGTTCTTCTATTAAAGGTTTGCTTGGTGCTGCTGGTCTAACTGTTGGTCTAAGCGGTGTTGTCAATGTCCTAAAGGAGTCCGCTACCGCTGCCATTGGTGATGTCAAGTCACAGGCTTTGCTTGCCAACCAATTGCGCAACACTGTTGGCGCTTCTGATGCACAGATTGCTTCTGTTGAAGCAAGCATCAAGGCGATGCAGATGCAAGCCGCTGTTGCTGATGATGATATCCGCCCAGCCTTCGCTTCACTTGTTCGAGCTACTGGGGATGTCACCTCTGCCACCTCACTAACTAGCCTGGCTCTAGATGTCGCGGCTGGCACTGGTAAAGACTTGGGCGCTGTATCACTTGCTCTTGGCAAGGCGGTCAATGGGTCAACCACTAGCCTTCTCAAACTTGTTCCTAGCATTAAGGGAGCATCCAACCCGATGGGTGAACTGGCTTCACAGTTCGCTGGTGCTGCCGAAGAGGCCGCTAACAATGACCCTATTCAGCGCCTAACTATTGTTATGGGCGAACTGCAAGAGCAAATTGGCACTTACCTCCTGCCGAGTCTTGAAGAGTTTGCTGGCTTCTTGTCTGATTCACAAACTCAAGACAGCATCACTTGGATGATTGATGAGTTTGGTGCTTGGACTAAGCAGATGGGCTTGGCTGCTGATGGTGTGTTTTATCTTGGCGAGCAAGTCACCTCATTTGTGGAAATCATTTCAGGCGGTTTTGAGGCAAACCCATTTACTGATTTCTTGGGTGGCATAGCGGATAGAGCCTATCTCGCACTGAACCCAATTCAGAAACTTGTAAATCTTCTCAAGCAGTTTGGATTACTAAAGACTAAAGAGGATTCCTTAGTTGGTGGCGCAAAGGTTTCAAAGGGTCTAACCTCTAATGAGAAGTTCCTACTTGAGCAGTCACTAAAGACTTACAAGGAAGACCCTGATCCTCGAGGCCCGAGTGATGCAGACAAGAAGGCTGCTGCTGCCGCTAAGGCTGCGGCTGATAAGGCTGCTAAGGCTCGCAAGGCGATTATTGATGCGGCTGAGAAAGCAGCAGATGATGCTCGCAAGGCTTTTGAGTCTATCCGCGATGCCGCTCTAGAGTTTGGTGACACCTTCAAGGAGGTGGCTAAGTCATTCAGTGATGCCTTCAAGGCAAGTGCTGAACTAGGTGCTTTTGAAGAGCAAGCTGTCAGCGCTTTTGATGCTATCAAGCAGTCAGCCATCGAGGCTTCTAAGGCTGGGTTGTTCGATGCTAGAACTCTAGATGGGTTGCTCGCTTATGCAGACCGCGAGAAGGCTCTGCTTCAGGGTATCGCTAAACAGCGCGATGTCTTGGCAAAGAAGATCAGCATTGCTCAGGCTGTCACCTCGGGGGTCATGGGGTCGCTCAATATCACTGCGATGCTTGAGTCCGAAACTAAGCAGGTCACTAAGTCTGTTACCTCGCTAGTGAATGGCATCGCGCTCACTACCACCCAGACCTTTGATGAGGTTGTTTCTGGCGGGCTTGCTGACAGTTTCCGCAAACTGGTTGACAAGACTAAGGCTTTCGCAAGCAACCTGAACAAGCTAAAGGCGCTCGGGCTAAATGGCAACCTGTTCAAGCAGATTGTTGATGCGGGTGCTGAGGGTGGCAATGCTACCGCTGAAGCGATTATTGCTGGCGGTGCTGAGGCTGTCACAGAACTCAATGGCTTGTTCAAGGATTTGAGCGATGCTGGCAATGAGATTGCTAAGACCACAACCCCTGTGCTGTATGCGCTGGGCGAGGATATCACCAACTCATTCATTGATGGTTTGCGCTCTGAGGATCAGAAACTGATTGACACCGCAACCGCTATGGCTGCGCTGTTTACTTCCGAGTTCAAGAAGCAACTAGACCTCGCTATTGCCCCAACCTTGCAGACTATGGCAAGCACCGGCATCGAGGCTCAGACCGCGCTAGACCTTTCTAAGCGCCCTGACCCGAAGCGCTCGCCACAATCTTATGCAAACTGGCTAGAAAGCATTGGAGGCATCGACCCTGTGCGCTCGCCACAGTCTTATGCGAACCAGTTGGCAAGCACCACTTACAACACCAATATTTATGCCAATGCCATTACTGACCAGCAATCACTTCCAGCCCTTGTGACCAATGCGCTGGTGACAGCAAACAAGCAAGGATTGACCGGCGGCCTTAGCAGAGTATTGGCTATCTAATGACAACTGAACTTGTAGAGCTAGGCTTTGACCTCCCAGCCTCGGTTGGCAACTTCTTTACCCTTGATGACCCTGTAAAGGGCAAGTTGGATAACACCACCTATGTCTTGAGCGGTGTGATTTTCTATGATGTCACCAGCCGAGTGCGAGGCTTCAGCATCAAGCGCGGTAAGTCGCGCCAGCTAGACAACTATCAGGCAGGTCAATG